ATTGTTTCAGGTCTAAAGACGGCATTTGACTGGGTTAAAAAGAATTGGGTAGGCTTGGCTTTGATGCTTGTCAATCCAATTGCTGGCGGCCTAAAACTGCTTTATGATAATAATTCAGGATTTAGAAAGTGGGCTGATTCAATTTGGAGTTCGGTTAAATCTGGACTTAAGTCATTCGAAAAAGGCTGGAACAGTTTCTGGGGATCGGTTGGCAAAACTCTTTCGAGCTGGGGCAAAACCATCAGCAAAACTTGGTCGTCTATTTGGTCAGGCATTGAAAAAGTCTCAAGTGTTATTTGGAATGGCCTTAAAAAAGCAGCTGGATTGGCTTTCAAAAGTATTGTGTATACCGCACTTGCTCCGCTAATTTTAATGGTAGCTACTGTAGTTGCAATCTGGAAATTAATTGAAAAGCCAACCATGGCAGCTTGGAACTTGATCAAGCAATACATTGTAAAGCCTATTCAAGAAGCGTATAAGTCAGTAGTCGATTATCTCAAGCAGCTTTGGAAAGGCATTGAAAATATTTGGGATAGCATTAAAAAATACACTTCCGATGTTTTTAATACTATCTACAAATTTGTCAAAAAAATCTGGGACGAGATTAGCGACTTTATTGTCGACACAGCTAAGTCAATCTGGAAAACTGTTGTTAAATGGTTTGATGAACTAAAAGACGACATTGAAGACATCTGGAATGCAATCAAAAAGTTCACTATGTCAATCTGGAACCCAATCAAGGATTTTGTAGTTGACGTTGCCGAAGACATTTGGAAATTAGTTACAAAAACATTCAACAAGTTGGCTTCTGAGGTAAGTAACATATGGAATGGCATTAAGAGTGTGACAGTTGGTGTTTGGAATGCAATCAGTGGCTGGGTTGTTAGCAAAGCTGAAAGTATCTGGAAAGGTATCACCGGAGTATTCAATTCGTTAAAAAATGATATTTCCGGCATTTTAGATGCTATTTCAAGCAAGTGGCACGACATGTGGAATGGCGTAAGCAGCTTCTTTAGTGGGATTTGGAAAGATATTAAAGGAGTGGCAAAAAGTGGTATAAATTGCGTTATTGGATTCCTGAATGGTGGTATTGATGGTGTTGATACCGTAGTTCATTTCTTTGGCGGTAGCAAAAAGGCAATCAGCGATATTCCTAAGTTGGCAAAAGGATCGGGACCAGTTAAAAGCGGTACTCCGGCAATTGTCAATGATGAGCAAGCGTCTGATTTTAGAGAGGCAATCCTTAGAAAAGATGGTTCTGTCGATATTCCGAACGGTCGAAACGTGCTTACCTACTTAGATGAGGGCGATTCAGTAGTGCCAGCGGCAATTACTAAGTCAATCTTTGGCAATATCCCACAATATGCAGGCGGAACCGGTGACTGGCTTGGAAAACTTTGGAGCGGTACTAAATCGTTTATTAGCAGTGCAACCGACAAGGCTAAAGCAATTGCAGATGCTATTGCTCACCCACTGAAAACAATCAAAGGAATATTTAGCAAAGTAACTAATAGTGCTAAAGGCGTATGGAACACACTTGCAAGCAGCGCTGGCGGATATTTAGCTAACAATGCTGTTAATTGGTTTAAAAAGACTTTGAGTGGCCTTGAAGATGCTATTGACGGCGATGCAGGTGGCACTTCTGCTAACCCATCCGGTTCAGGTGTTCAGCGTTGGAAAGATGACGTTAAAAGAGCATTGGCTGCTAACGGCTTAAGTACTAGTGATGCTATGGTTGCTAAAGTTTTACGACAGATAGCTACTGAATCTGGTGGGAATCCACATGCACGGCAACCTGGATCCGACCCTGACGGTGATGGTTCAGGACCAGCTTTAGGCTTGATGCAAACTAAAAGAGAAACATTCAACGCTAACAAGTTTCCAGGGCATGGAGATATTTGGAATGGTTATGATGACATACTAGCAGGTTTACGTTATGCAAAAAGAGCATATGGTCCTAGTCTATCCTACTTAGGCAATGGCCACGGCTACGCATTTGGTGGTTCTGGCGACAAAGAAGGATATTACAGGCTTTTCGAAGGCAACCAAAAGGAATTTGTTGTTCCAAATCCGTCTGTTGCTGGGGTCGATCGTTCATATGCTGTTCTTGGACAAGCCGCAGCTTATCTGGGATCTAAAGGAAATATGCAATCAAATAATTCAGCCGCTTTGGAAAATGCCGTTAATAAGCTTGTGTCTCTTCAATCTGCGGCAAACGCCAAACTTGAGAAGTCCATCAACAAAAAAGTTCAAGTCGTTCTTGACACTGGAAAGATGGTTGGAGCTATGTATTCAAAAATCGACCAAACAGGCTATTCTGCAAATTCATACCAGCAAAGAAACGTGTGGGGGTGATTAAATGGCAGTTATATTCAATGATTTTAATTCTGATAATTTTGGGTTGAGACAGTTAACACGTTCAATGGACGCCTTGCAAGAGCAAGAAATCACTGAAAGCATTCCAGGCGTTCAAGGAACGGTTGACTATTCTATGATGTTTGGTCAACGGTTGTTTCAGCCGCAGACAATTACTTACACTTTTCAAAAATATATCTATGATGTTGTTGAACGTGCCAGGCAAGAAGCATTAATCAGAAACAGTCTATCAAGGTTTGGATTAAGTCGATTGTACGATTCATATATTCCTGAAAACTATTATTTTCTAGCAAAATGCAATCCAACAGTTACAAATGACGTCCAATATCAAAAATTAACAGTATCTTTAGCATTCACTTGCAACCCACCATTTATGTTTTGTGAAATTCCAGAGGGCAACGATGAGTGGGACACTTTCAATTTTGATTATGACGTCAGCCAAGACACAAGCTTTACTATTAAAAATGGTGATGTTGTACCTTTAATCAATCCCGGAAGCGCCGCTGTTCAGCCTAAGATAACTATTACAGGAACAATTACAGTAAGTTGTAATGGAAATGAGGTAACGTTCTCGGCTGGAACATATGAGAATACACTGATTTATTTATTACCCGGTATGAATTCTCTCACGCTCACTGGAACGGGCACAATTAGCTTTGAGTTTTATAAGGAGCTGGTTACATGAATTATCAAGTTGTTCTTTTCAAAAATGAAAGTGATTCTGTTGGAGCATTGATTCATGCTTCAATGCCACAACTGCCTAAGATGCAAAGCACGCAGACAGCAACTTTAACTCAAAGCTTAAATGCCGTCGACACTTTCGAATTTTCACTTGGATATGACAATCCGGGCTATAATCTTGTAACTCCAATGCGATCATTGATTAAGATTTTCCAAGATGGGAATCTTATTTTTTTTGGCAGAGTAATCAAACAAAAGCCAGTCATGGACACAAGCGGTTTAATGTATCAGACTTTTGATGCTAATTCGGTTGAGGATTTCTTGCATGACAGTGTGCAGATTCAGCAAAAAATTAGTAATTGCGATTTGAAAACGTATCTGCGAGCGATCATTAGCCAACATAACAGCCAAGTTGAGGACTATAAAAAGTTCAGTGTTGGCACTGTAACGGTCACGGACTCTGCGGGGTCTGCTGATCGTTACTTAGATTATGAAGATACGTTTGATGCGATCACAAATCGACTGATAAACGTCTACGGCGGATATATAACAGTTGACTACTCGGCAATGACAATCAACTATCTAAGTTCAATAGGTTCTAAAAGCTCAACACCACTGCGGATTGGCTTCAATATGAAATCAGCCAATAAAACGATTGACTCGACAAGTGTAATTACTCGTCTGATTCCAACTGGAGCAGATTCATCAACTAATAGCTCATCAACAGACACAAGCTCGCTAACAACGGATAAGCAGCCAACGACAGCCAAAACTACATTAGCTAATCAAGGATATGTTGATAATCAGGCTCTGATTGATGAATTCGGTATCGTCGTCGGAACACAAAATTTTGATGGAGTTACAGATGCGACTACACTCCAACAAAAAGCAAAAAACTGGCTTGGCTCTCAATCTGCAGCAAAAGAAAGCTGGGAAATCAGCGTGTCCAATCTGTATTTGATTGATAAAACAATTGATGATTTTAAAGTTGGAAATCAGTATCAGTTCATCAATGACTTTGTAGCACCGACGGAATGGTTGCAAGTAAGCGAGCTCGATTTGGACTTAGTAACTCCGACAAGCTCAACAATTAAAATTGGCAGTACTAATCTAAGTTTGAGCGCGTATTTGCAAAACAAAGTTAAGCAGACTCAAAGCTTGCAGAAAAAAATATCACTGCTTTCGTCACTAACTGCAAATCAAGCTGCAACTATCAGCAAGCAGGCTGATGCAATCAGCAAAATAAGCGATAATTACTCGTCGCTATCAGACACAGTGCAAAACATTATTAATAACAATGATGTTTGGATTTCAGGGCAGAAGTTTATTGATACTTCAAGCAATAATGGAGCAATGAACGTATCGGATTTTACTACACTTTACAATGCTGGAGTTAAAGGAATTATGGTCAAAGCAACTCAGGGAACAACATATGTTAATCCACTTGCGGCAAGTCACTTGGCTAACGCAAACAGTGCTGGAATTAAAACAGTTGGCGCTTATCACTTTTTAACAGGTGATTCAACTGGTACAGCACAAGGCCAAGCATTCTTAGCTGAAATACAGGCACTTGGACTATCCAAAACAGCAATTGTTGCTTGTGATATTGAGGACAAGTCTCTTTCATCTAGTGTAGCAACTTTAAATAGTATGATTAGTGATTTTTATGCGGTGTTAACTGCGGCTGGATATACAAACACATGTGATTATGCTCCTGCAAGCTGGTTTGGCACTCGATTTACTTCTACAGCTAAATTTAAATGGATTGCTTCAATTGGAACCAGTACAAAGCCAAGTGGAGCTGACGCATGGCAATATACTTGGACATATAACGGTGGGAAACTCGATTGCAGTTACAGTTACAATAAAGCGTTTGTTTAAGGAGGTTAAAAATTGACAAATTACGATTATTCTCCAGTTCCAAGCTATGTGGCACCTACTCAAGGCAACATGGAACAGGCTGCTGCTCAAATAGCTAACTGGCTAAGGACTAAAGGAAATGGACAAGATGTGCGTGAATCACTAGCACAAGCTGTCCAACTTTTTGGCGATGTAGCAACTCAGTTCATTAACGAAGCAAGCGGGCTTAAAGGGCAATTTAATAGTGCCGTTGCAAACGCAAATACAAACAGTGAAGTTGCAGCAGCTAGAACGTCTACCACGTCAGGCACCGGATACAACACTTTAGGCGCCCGACTTGATGCGATTGATACCGAGCAAGCCAGTCATGATTCATCAATCAAAAACAATCTTGTTGATAAAACAAGTAATCAGGACGTTGACGGGATTAAAAACTTTTTGCAACTTCCAACTGTCAATTCGGGGCGTTCTTTGTTGCCTGCAAGTGATTCAGGGTGGCTTCAAAGTGGGGTGACAATGCTTAATAGTTGCGTTAACAACAGCTTTTATTATCGCATTATCACGCTAGGCAGTTTTAAACTAATCTGCTTTAAGGGACAGGTGACACTGCCTGCTTCAGGAGTATTAGCCAATGGATACACTGATGCGGGCAATATTTTAACACTGCCTAGTTCAGCTACAATTGATGGCTCGGAAGGCTTTGCCGCAACTGGTTGGGGTGGATATCCAGTATGCGGTATTCGTGTTATAAACGGTCTCACTTTCCAAGTTGGTGATGTTACTACAGGCGTAAGTAAGACTGACAGTCAGAGCCTTGTTTTTAACAATATTTTGTTTGGACTCGATGCTGTTGAGTAGGAGGTTAAATAATGTCAAATATTCATACAATAGTTAGACGCCCTCTGTCTGACAAAGTTGGAACCTGCATTTGGCCATATCAAGGGACAACTGAAAAGCAAATAGCTGGTGCAGCTGAAATGGGAATGAAATATGTTTCAGCCGGAGCAGAGATAGAAGGAAGCGGTAATTGGGCTAATTCTGATTTAATAATTGATGCGTACAACCAAGCTGTTTCCCAAGGTCTATACTTTATGACTGGGAGTGCCAACGGCGCAACTAGTGGTAAAAGCCCTACTGCTAGTGACTTATTTGGTTTTAAAGAAGCTTTTTCAAAAATATTTAATTACTTTAAGGGAAAAGGGGTAATCTACAATGGTTGGAATGAACCTAATGGCGTTTTTTGGACAACTAATAATCAGCCAACCGCTCAGACCAACTATGAGACAGTTAAAGCATCAACTGACATGGAAATCTGGTTAGCCAAGCAAGCTAGGAACATTGACTCTACTGCAACTATTACAGGTCCCTCAATGATTTACCCACCTGATGACACTCCAGAAAACAGGATATATGTCAATATGATAGCCGAAATGGGTCTGTTTAAATATCTGGATGCGGTATGTGAACATCCATATATGAGAAAGCCTACTGATAACGGATGCCCTGAACAATTAATTGAAACTGACAATTTCAAAGTTACTAATTTGCCAAAGGTGTCTAATGAGTTTGGGTTTCCTTGGAATCAGAAAAAAGTATCCAACGATGCAGGATTTCAAGGAATCTGGAATCTATATGAATCGATTAAACTGACACTAAGACAGATTTTGATAATGGACTACATGAATTACTCGATTATTGCTCTGTATACTGCTGAGTGCGGTACTAATGATTACTCACTGCTTGACATAGACGGAAATCTTACAGCAGTTGGCAAGTCAATCAAATGGTTAATCAGCGAGTTAGATGGATATACACTTGACAGCAAGATTGAGATAACTGAGCATGTGGGATACATTGATGATCTGTACTTGATGAAATACACAAAAGAGGGAGCCAACGACAAACTTGTATATTGGACGCCTAGCCGAATGGGAGAACTGTACGGTTTGATTTACCAGAACAACTTTTACAAGCTTAAATTTAGCGACTATCCGCAGATTTTGGAGGTGAATTAATTGGCAAAAACATTAATATATGCAGCCGGATCACCAGCTTCGGTTAAAATTGGTGATACAGATACGGACTTGTATTTACAAGTTGCAAAAGATAATGTAGCTGTTGACCTGACAGTTGTTACATCAATTACAGTTAAAATTGCCGATGCAAATAAGAATTATTTGAAAGATATTTCGGTAAGCCCATCTAGTTTGCCTGACGGTGACAAAGGAATTCTAGTTGTTCCTTTAAATTCAGGCAACATCAGTGGTCTTAATTCAGGCGATTATTATTTTGAAGTTTGGATTGTAACTACTGGTGGGGATAGTGAAATTTATCCCGATATGAATGTAACTAAATTTCACGTTTTCAACAACATTGTTGGTGGTACTACCGTCTTGACTACACTGACTATGCAAGCATTTTTGGATAGAATAACAAGCACTCAAAATAATTCCGAAATAGTTTTACAAGCAGCACAAGCTGAGTTGCAAAATATGGATACGGCATTCAATAATGCAAATAAGGCATTAAATGATTTAAAAAATGGAAACTATCTGACTAAGGACACTTTAAGTAGTGCACCTAGCTTTGAAAGCTTGCAGACACAAGTAAATAATTCAGCAGTGGGGACTAATTTAATTGTTGGTTCAGCAACTCTTTCTGGCGCATCAATGGACAATAATGGTGAAGATACAGGGTTTCCAACAACTTTCATTACCGATTATATTGAAGTTGTAGCTGGAGAAAACTATACCATATCAACTACATTATCAGAAAGTAGAAGTAGGGTAGCTTTTTATGATAATTCAAAGACATTTATGTCTAGGCTAGCTGACCAAAAAATTTCAAATACATTACCACAAACAATAACGATTCCAACAGGGGCTTCATTTATTCGTTTCAGTCCAGATGAAGACAACGGTAAATATGAGAATAATTTCAAGCTTGAAAAAGGCTCTTTTGCAACTGATCAATCTATTAATCCTACTGAAATTTTAACCAAGTCTGATTACGCAAAAATACAAGCGGCAATTGTCGCATTAGGAGGTAGTTTATCGTGAAACTAGATGAATTTTTAACGAATGCTTTAATTGAAAGCTTAAATAACGGCTTAATTGCTCCAGAACTAATAACAGTGTATGCAGGCAACTATCTTGCAAAGTCGCTTATCACACAAGATGAAATGACAGAGGTCACTACTGCTATAACGACATACCAGACGGCACAAGCCAATAGTGAAAGCTCAAGCGATTTGGCCAGCTCGCCATTAAGCTCAAACGAATCAACATCAGATTCGCAATCAGCAAGCGATTCTACAACAACATCGGAGTCAGCAAGTGCCAGCTAATGAAATTTTTCATTGGGATTAAAAACGCGTTGTTGATGTGCTTGCCGTTTTGGTTAGCGCTATTTTTATTGTTTAAATTACTTTAAAAAAACAGAGACGAGAAAAATGAAACGAACAGGAAAAGAGTTGATTGTATGTGCCACATCAAGTTTTAGGGCTAGGCTGGGACGAGTGGGGGTCAATTATAGCGATAATAAGTGCGATTGGTTACCTGCTCAGAGGGCTATTGAAAAGGTATGTTGAGCTGCCGATGCAAGGGATTCGCAACGATCTTAAACGGTCGCACGAATTGCAAGAAAAAAACTTGCATACACTTGAGCAACGAGCAGAGCAACACGAAAAGATGCTACAGACTCATGAAATTAAGTTGCATGAGCAAGGAGTCAAAATAGAAGATTTGGAGGATAAGTTTAGATGAACGTACAAAATATTTCAGATTTAGTAATTGCAATTGCGGCAGCAGCCGTACCGGTAGTGTTTGCTTATATCACAAAATTTTTCAAAGATAACAAACAGGCAATGTCAATTTTAGATGCTGTTTCGCCTTTGGCTAAAGATGCTGTTGTTGCAGCTGAAAAACTAGGCGTGGATAAGTACATTGAGGGAGCAGTTAAAAAGTCTAAAGCGGTTGAGTATGTGATGAATGGGCTAACAGCATTAGGCTTTGATAAAGCAGACTTGACTGTAATTGAAAATGCTGTTGAAAAAGCCTATGCAGAAGCTAAAAATACATTAGAATCTGTATACCCACAAAAAACTGAAGCGGAGGAAGAAAAAGCTGATGCTGTTGCTCAAGCAAAAGTGCTCGCTGACGCGCAGGCTAAGAAACTGGAGCTTGCAAAATCAGATTTGGAAGCGAAGCAGAAAGCTTTAGCAGACGCACAAGCAGAAGTTGCTAAGCTGACTACTACAACGACAGCAACCAAGTAAGGAGGCTTAAAATTGAAAAAGAAAGTCTTACTCGGAGCATTGGCGTTTGCCAGTGCTTTTTTGCTTGCAATTAGTGCAAGTGCTGATCGTGACCAAGGCGTGGATTTATCGCGCTATCAAGGTTCAACGGCTGTATTTGGCCAAGCCAGTGATAAGTTTGCAATCAGCCAGATCGGTGGTTACTATGATGGCACGTTTTACCCACAATCGACTTATCAGAGCCAAGTAGCATCAACAATTGCACAGGGGAAACGGGCACATACCTATATCTATGCACAGTTCAGCACTAGACAGCAAGCAGATGAAATGCTTAATTATTATTTGCCTAAAGTGCAAACACCTAAAAATTCAATTGTTGCTTTAGACGTTGAAAGTGGCAACCCTAACACTGACGCTGTTATGTATGCGTTGAATAAGGTTAAGCAAGCTGGATATACTCCGGTGCTGTACGGGTATCTTAATTTCTTGAAGGCATATCTAGATTTATCCACAATCGCAGACAGTTATCCACTATGGCTCGCTGAATATCCAGATTATCAAGTGCGAACTAGCCCGGATTATGATTACTTTCCGAGCTACAAAAATATTCATCTTTTCCAATTTACTTCAACATATAAAGCAGGTGGGCTAGATGGTAATGTAGACTTACTTGGAATCACTAAAAACGGGTATAACGGAACAACAACATCTAGCCAAGGCGGCACAGCGGTTAAGACTACAACTACCACAACTGCTATTAAGCAAGGACAGACAGCCAATAACACGCCAAAATCAAGCATTGTTGTTGGCTATACAGTTAAAGTTAATTTTTCAGCGTCTAAGTGGTCAAACGGTTACTCTATTCCTAGCTGGGTAAAAGGCAAAAGCTATAAAGTTCAGCAGATTTCAGGTAGTAAAGTTTTGCTTGCTGGTATTTTAAGCTGGATTGATAAGTCTAACGTTGAGATTTTGCAGACGGCTAATCAAGCGGCTTCGACAAACACTAGCACGTCTAGCTTACCGACTGGAGTGCATGCACAATCAGGATATTTCACACCTAACCAGCGTCTAATGGTCTGGCACGGTGCTGGAATTAATCCTACTTACCAGTATTACTATGCTGGTGAAACGATTAAATATGTCGGCTACATTGATAACTATTCAGCTGGCTATCGCTATGTAGTATACAAAGGTGCTAGCGGTAACTGGTGCTATGTTGCTGATCGCCATCTTAGTCCTAACTACATGTTAGGATACGCCAGGTAACAATCGGGGCTTTTGCCCCATACATAAAAAAATAAACTATTAATTCATATTTTTTCAAAAAATCAAGACTTGACAAATTAATTTTTAGTGATACTTATTTTAATTTGGATTAAATGAGAGTAATATTAAATTGAAGGAGGGAATTATTATGACAATGATGGATTTAGCGCACCATATAATCGCTGTTGCACATGAAAATGACATTCCCGTCACGAACTTACAACTTCAAAAAGTAATGTTTTTTTCACTGAAGGATGCTTTGAACGATGATCTTCTAACTAGGAGAGTTGTTGAAGAGACATATGATCAGCCATTTCTTGTTTGGAGATATGGGCCAGTGGAGAAAAAAGTTTATGAAAGATATAGAATTTTTGGATCTGATTCTATATCTGAACCCAACGAAGAACATCCAGAATTTTCAAGGCTAAATGAAGTAATAATTCGTTTATTACGTGAAGACCCGTTTAAACTTGTTGACAAATCTCATGATGAAAACTTTTGGAAAAGAAACCAAAATAAGATTAATGGTTGGCGAAGCAATGTTGCTTATTCACTTTACAATGTTAGAACGGGGACTGAATAATTCTTATGTCTGCGACTAAAGAGAATATCTTAAGTTATTTGTCGTATAGTGATAACAATGAAAATGCTATAAAAAAGTATCTAGATAAACTTTCAGAAATGGTTAATAATAGCCTTAAGGGAGGTGTTTATGAGTTAAATATACACAATCCAGATAGGAAGTTTGAAGAAGATTTCGACCAATTAGCATCTATATTGGATAATTTGGATTCTGAATTTGTACCTTATGCAGAAATAACAAGAATTATTTATACTTCTGGTAACACTGAGAGAACGGATGGTTTTGATATATTTCAACATAGATTCAAAATTTGTTTATCACAAAAAATAAATGATGAGTTTAAAAATGGTGAAAATGTAAGGGGTAAGTTTATTATACTTACCAAATCATATGAACACCTCAAATTGGCGTCCACTCAAATTGACAGTTTGTTTTTGAAGCAAGAGGAACAAATAAAAAAGCAAGAGGAACAGACCAAAAAACAAGTAGAACAGATCAAAAAGCAGTCAGGAAAAATTCAGAAATTACGAAAGCAAATAAGTAAAGAAACACATAAGCTAAAAAATTTAAAATCTTCGGTTTATGGTGATTTTATAGCTATTCTGGGTATTTTTTCAGCTTTGATCTTTTCATTGTTTGGAGGATTTAAAACATTTACATTGGCTATATCACAAATCTCTAAGGGAATAAGCATAGTACGTATAACTATTATACTATCATTGCTAGGAATAATTATGCTTTGTTTGTTATTTTTCTTATTGAAAGCAATTGCTACAATGTCCGATAGAAAATTATCTCTATGCAATGAGAAGTGTATATATAAAAAATATCCCTTTTTTATGTATGGATTAACTATTATGACAATTTTTCTTGGAATATCTTTGATATACGATTACTACGTATACCATTAATTCAAGTTTTTTAAACCAACTCAATTATGAGCTGGTTATTTTTTTGCGCATTCTACTGCAATTTAAGATTTTAGACGTGTAGTTGTACGTTAGTTTGCAAAATAGAGCGCATAAAAATAAGCCAGCTACGCTGACTTAGAAAGTGACCGCTAAAATGACCTAAAAAAGGTTTCGACTTTTTTCAGTTTTTAGAATGCTGCTTCAAAAAATTGGCTACACATATATAGTAGAAGTTGAACACAGTTAAAAATGATTGAAACACAAAATATGTTGGATATTTATTTGCCGGTTCAGCAAAAGGTGCTGATTTATTGGGATAGATTGACTTCTGCTAGTTTATTTGACCGCTAAAACGACCACTAAACGGTCAAAAATCCATAAATTTTGCAAAATTA